TTATGAAATAATGGCCATAAAAAACATCAAGCATCCATAAGCTAATTTAATAAAATAATATACTGATGTTTTCTCTTTAATAAGAGCTTTTAATCTATATCTAAATGTTCCTTCAACCTCATTCATAAACTTATTATAGTATTTTACTACTCCAATGAAACTAAATAGTACCATAACACCTATTAAAAAAATTAATATTAATTTGAACATGTTTACTCCTTATTTTTTATATTTGTTTAGGTAAAATCCAATCTATATTATATGTATTTCCAGCACTTCCTTTAAACTCTAAACTGCACATAAAACTATTGTTATGACGATAAATGACTTTTAAGCTGCCTTCATTAGTGCTTATATCATATTCTTTATTATCTTCAAAAAAATCAATGATGCCGCTGTTTGTATAAAAACTAAAATTACTTTCTCCGTTTGCAAATATTAACTGACCTTTTATTTTATATTTTCCTTCTTCATAAACTATTCCAAAATCTTCGCTTACTTTAGTAGCAGACATTTTATTTATTATTTCATTATTAAATAATGCTATTTTACTATCTATCAATTTTATATTGTTAAAGTTTTCATTAGTTACAGAAGTTTCTGTCATTTTTTGAATATTAAGATACAAATAATTTTCAAGTATTAAAATCATAATCATTAAATTATCTGTCATTATAATAGGGATAATATTTTTAATATCAGTATCTATTTCTTTTGTTGTTTTGATAAACATTTTAGAACTGCTGTTTGCATCTTCATATATTTCTATATTTCCTTTTAGGCTGTAGGAATTATCTTCATTTTCAACTAATGATAAATTACCGCAATTCTTTACTTTATTATCATCAAATGCAGATCCCATAAAAGATGATACTATTTCAAAATTATAATTATTAATTCCTAAAAATATTATTATACTTTTTAATGTATTATTTAATATTTCTATAGCATTTTGAATATTCTTCTCTTTTTCTATTTTTGGAACATCAGCATTTTTCGGAGCTGTTAGATTAAATGTAAGTATTTCTTCATTTTCTATATCGGTATTGTCGGTATGCTTTATCTCTAAATAATAAAAAGTTATAGGTATATTGGCATACTTAGTTCCTAAATCAGATCCATCTAATAATTCTTTTCTTATATAATATTTAATAGATTTATTTTTATTTGATGTTATCATACTACTAGCTTCTACATAATAACCGTCATTTTTGTCTGTTTTTATATCAAAATAATTTTCTAAAGCAAAATGAGAAAAAACAACGAAAGATCCTGAATGTTTTATTACTTCTCCTTTTATTACTGTCTTACCTTTTATATTTTGAATATTAAAAAATGAAAGCCATTCTCCTGCATTGTTTATAGGTATAAAATCCTGATTATTTTTTATATTTTCTATTTCTATATTAAGAGTGATGTCATAGTTTTTAATTTCAAAATTAGAATTATCTTGTTTTTTTATTTGAAGAATAGGAACTGCATATAAAAATCCGAAATTATATTTAAAATCATTAAGTCCTTCTATCAATATTTCATTTTCTTTTGCATTATTCTCACTATTTATAAATTGATATATTTCGCTTATTATATGTCCGAAATCATTATTACCATTTATTGATATTATATAAAAATTAAGTATGCTTGCATTTGGACTTGTATTATTATAATTTAAATTCCCTTTTAATATATACTTATTTTCTTTTTTTTCCAATATAAGAGTATAAATATCATGCACTTCATCTATATGAGAAACATCATTGATAGAATAATCAGTTATTAATTTTATTTCATATCTTTCTTTAAGCTCATTCTTAAATCTAGGAAAATCGTATCCTGAAAAAAAATCTAAATTAGCATTGTCATTATTAAAAGATATTTTATCAGCGGATGATGGAAGTTGTGAAGATTCTCCGTTTCCTAAACCATCAATTCTTTCTTTTAACTCATTTATACTAGAATGTAAATCTTTTATATTAGAAACAGGAGCTTCATTAGCCTGACCGCCTTTTAATTTTTCTACATTTGTTATTATTTGATTAATATCTTCAGCATATACAGTTTTTTCATTCTGCTGTGCAGATACTTCTTGATATTCTGTAGGTTTTTCAAGCATAATAAAACTCCTATTGTTTTTGTTATTTATTTTTATATAAGTAATAATTTGTGCCTACTTGTGCATTGTACCAAATCTGCCATTCTCCTATTTTTATAATACTTTCCTGATACCTCTTCATTAAATCCTGACGATTTGTTGCTGACTTTATAATAAATATTTCTGGCGGTGTAGAAAGCGGTACTTTGACATATTTTATTTTTGTACTGCATGAAGTTAATACTATTAAAATACTTATAAAAATTATTAGATATACTATTAAATGTTTCATATTCTGTCCTTGTCAGCTTTTCTTTGTCTATGCTTTTAATCATAGCATCAGAATTACTAAAACTATTTTGGAACTTTTCATTTTCTTTAATAAACAGTATCTCATTTTGAAGCGTCTGAGCCTGAAGCTCCAAGCCCTTAATATTCTCCTGATACTGTGCAATCTCTTTTTCCTTTTGCCTTATAGTATTATTTTTATATGCTATAACTGAAAAGCATACAAAAACTACTAAAGCAATAATAACAGCAGCTATTATTCGCTTGCCTAATTTAGTTCTAAAAAAACTAAAAAACACTGTCGATGTAATCATTCTTACTCCTTTTATTCTTTATTATTATTTTTTTTATCATCATCATTATTATTATTGTTTTTTAATATCTTTAAAAAACCTCTTAAATCGCTTCCAAAACTAACGGCATTAAGACCAAGGAAAATTATTACAACAGCAATAGCTTCTTCTTTAGTAACTGTTCTACCTCTCCAGATAAGATTAACACTAACCCAAACAACACCTAAAATAAAAGTAACTATGCTTGTATAGATACTTAATTTTTTATTAGCATTATGCTTTTCTATAAAACTCATATAAAATCCTATTTAAAATTATTTTTTAGCATGCTCAAAAAATTACCTAAAATAAATTCTTTCAATTCTTTAATATCTTTATTTAATATGCTGTCTTCAATTTCACGTAATGTCTCATTAAAATCATTTATACTTTGCAAATCATTTTCAATTATTTCTTTATTATTTTTATAATTTTCTATTGATAATATAGTTACTTTTATTCTATTCTTTTCAGCATCTGCATGTCTATTTTTTATATCATCAAATATCCTATTAAGTTCCATATTAAACAATAAAATATTAGTATTCAGTATTATTGAGAGTTCTTTATTTTGAAGACTTTTTATTTCACTTTTTTGTAATAATTGATTAAAAGCAAGTACTATATTATTAATATATTCTTGCTTATAATCAAAATATTTTTGTCCTTCATACTTTCCAATACCATTTTTAAAAATTACTTTTCTAAAAACCTTACGTGTATATGCTTCCCAATTTAGAACTATATATAAAAAAGCTATATATATAGTTTTATTAATATATTTATTTTTTAGATTGTATATTTCAGCTTTATATTTTTTTATAGCTTCTTTATAATTATATTCTTTTTGAGTAGGAACTTTTATGTTAAGATTATTAAGAAGTTTATCTTCATTTATGGAATCACTATTTAATATTTCTTTCTTTACTTCTTTTATTTTATTATCAAAATTAGAATTAATATTAAATTGATGTCCATCTTTATGTTTAGCCTCTATATTAAGATTCTTCATTTTATCTTTAACATTTCCAAATATACAATAAATAAATCTTAAAAATATAATAAAAGCTATAAAACCAAGCGTTATAGAAATAAAAGTGTACAAATCCATCTTAGTGTTTTAGTTCCTTTTCAACTCTTTAATATTTTTAGTATTCTTTCAAATCTTTTCTGCCTATCATCAAGTCCGTTGTATCCGCCGTTAATAAGTTTTGTAACTCCTTTTACATCGCCTTGACGTGCTAGCAAACCGCAGCCTTTTTCCTGCCAAAATAATAATGCAATTTCTATTGCATTATTAGGCTCTTTTGCCAAATCTGGATTATTAACTAAATCAGCATTTATTTTTTTACCGTAATTTCTATAATTATTTTTTCCAGTAAGCTGTATTATCCCTCTTCCTCTATATTTATAGCCTTCATCTTGGCCATTACCTAAACGTCCGCCGTAAACAAAATTGCCTATAGCCTCAGCTCCTTTAATACACAATTGTTTAGCATTATCTAAACTACCAACTCTTTTTTTGAAAACATCAAAAAGCCTTTGAGGAGTATATCTGAAGCTCTCTTCAAGCCTTTTATAATCATTACTTTCATGCGTAGTTTGTGCTAAAAACATAGCAGCTTCTTTTTTATCCGTAATATTGTATTTTTGAAAAGCATTATTTAATGGCATAAGCCATTTTATATTTATACCGATTTTATTTAATATATTTTCATTAAACATATATCACTCCTCTTTATTTTTTTCCTGTAATTCGTATACTTTTATATATTCAGTATTTGATTTCTGTTTTGCTATTTGAAGAGTTACTTCTCTTTGCTTTAATACTTTAATTTCTGTTTCTATATTCACTATAGCTTCGCTGTATTGATACGATGTATTCGCATGCATTGATATGTTATATCCGTTATACACAACTTTACCTTCATGTTCTTTTAATATTTTAAGAACATCATCTTTCATAGACTCAATATTTTCGCTATTCTTTTTCTCATCATTTTTTAGCTTAATATATTTTTCTATTAATGATATTTCTTTTTTATTTAATTCTGTTATACTCTCTTTTGACATGTTTTATCCTTATATTTTTTTATATACTTATATAAAAAAATATAAGGATAATTCATTTCTTATATAAAAAATTATAAAATATACGGCATTATTTGTATCATTGATTCTTGAAGCTCTTTTTTTATATTATTCAGTTTTTGGGAAACATTGCTTTGAGACATTTTTAATTCTTCTGCTATTTGTTTCTGCGTATATCCTTTTGACAGCAAAGAAAGCATTTTTCTTTGATCTTTTTTAAGTAATGCTATTATTATTCTTTTACTGTCTCTATCTTCTAGTTTTGAAAGACCAAAAGTATATATAACATTTGATAGATCTATTTCAAATGCATTGAATGTAGCATCAGAATAAATATCATTATTATTTTTTTTATTTCTTATTATTTTTTTCATATCATCGCATAACTGTATGCATTTATCTCTATTACTGCATAAATTACAAGTTTTAGTATTTTTTTTCATTTTTTATCTCCATAAATTATTTATGTGCTCTGCAATTTTTATAGCATCATCAGTATTACAAATATTTGTAATATTTAATTCTTTTTTGGCTGAATCTATATCATGTTTCAATTCAATATATTCTGCATAATTATAGCTGTATGCTATATCTTCTACTGACATATTATCTATTGCCATAACTCCTAAACTCGTAATCATAATGCCTCCTCAAAATTATAATTCTCTTAGCTTAATTACATTATCAAATATATTAAGTTTGAGTATTTCACACTTACAAGGTTTTATATAATAACTTCCATCTTCTCTTTTATATTCAAACTCCACTATATCAAATAATTTTAGAAAATCTAAAGTTTCATAATATTCAAAAGTGTAATATTCTTTTAATAAATACCTGCTTCTCATTATTTCATTAGATAAGCTTACAGCGTCTTCTTTTCTTTTTAATAACGTTTCAAACTCTTCATGAGCATTTATTCTATGTCTTTTTTTAGCCTCTTCTTCAAAGTCAGTATTTTTATATGTGGACTTTAATAAATCATATTTAATGCTGCAGCTTGATAAATATTCACCTTCCTCTACTGTTTTATCAACTCTTCCCATACAGTATTGTTTTATTTTGTATTTTGCTTTATTTTCACGAAATCTTGTACTAATAAAATCTATTTTATTGTCATATATCTCTAATCTTCCTTGCTCTAAAAATGAAAGTTCTCCTATGAAATCAAGTGTAGTTTTTTTATTATCATTATCAAGCAAAACAGCTATTTCTCTTGAACGTTCTTCTTCAAGCTGCCAATTTTCTATGTTATAATTTTCTTTAATGTATGCTATGTTCTCATAATCTTCTAAAATCTCACGCATTAAAGTTAAAGATTTATAAGGAGGAATATCTATTTCCGCATATATTTCATATAAATTATCATTAGTATCTGTTATAGAATGTACTTGTTTATGCCCTCTAAAAATTAACTGACCTTTTTCTTTATCTAATGTCCATACTCTTTGTTCCCCTTTGTTATCTTGATAATCCTTAAACTCAGGAATAAATATCTCAAGTTCTCCGCTTATAACTTTTCCATTTTCACGTTCTATTATTTCACTTTCGCTCTCTGGTGTTTCTATAAAATATATATGAGGTTTTAATTTATTTTCATCAAGAGGATCGTTCCTATTAACAATATTTTCTATAGCATGCCTTGAAGTGTCGCATATTTCAAAAACTACTTCAGGAATCAAATCAGGATTTAAAATATCAGGAGTATAATATTTTATAGGTTTTAATTTTACTATAATACCATGTCCTGCTGCTAAAGTTCTGCAGGTGTCAATAGTATCTTCTCCGCTTTGAACATTCTCAGGGAAGTTCTTTAAATCTGAGTATTCTTTTTCATTAAAAACATTTTTAGGAAGCTCAGCAGAAAAAGAAGCTCTTATATCTGAAGCTGTTATTGTTACAGTTTCTAAAAAAGCATAGTCAGGCTTTTGAATAAAACCAGAGAATATAATTTTAGAATCTGAAAAATCGCTGCCGTCAAATACCTGCCTGACTAAAAATCTATTGCCATATAAATTACTAAAATCATCAAAAAGTCCGTCATCATTTCTTAATGTAACAGACATTTCATTTGTTTGAATAGTGTCAAATGCAAGCGAATCCCCTTCTATATCCACTGTATCTATCTCCTCAACTCTAGGTTCTATGTATATATTATTTAATTCAGTAATTAGACTATTATTACTATCAAGCACCGAAGGTGGACAGGCGTCCCATTCACGTGTGGAGAATAATCTTTTTATATTTATAATAATATTTTTCTTGCTGTAAGGAGTTTCAAAGTTATTAAAATGTATGGCTATATAATTTATTTTATTTTCTGTATATTGATAATAAGATTTATTTTGCTGATAAAGAGCTTCTAAAGAAAATACTTCTATATATCCTCTGTCATTGTCAGACGACTGTCCGCCTTCGGCGACGCTTATAGAACCTATATTAAATAAATTATATAATTCATTTTCTTCTATATTAAATAATTCATTAAAATAAGAATCTCTGTATAATGAATATATTTCATTAATACTTGCAACCCATACACCTCCAGAAGGTGCGAATATTAATCTAGTATCAGGACTAGAAATATCAAGTTCTATAATATTAGCAAAACTTTTAAGCATTCATATAACCTATTTCTGCATATATTCTATAACTGCTGATCCATTTTCTCCATTATTCATTCTTGTTGGATTACCATCCATATATCCGCTAACACCTCCAGCTCCTACAATAATTTTAATTTTAGAAGAAGCTCCTAACATATCTCTATTTATATCTACTGTAGCAGCAGATCCAGAACCTCCGCCTATAGAACCTTTATCACCTATATTATGAGCTATACCATCCCCTCCATTTCCACCACTTGCTAAACATTGGCTATTTAAAATACCGCCTCGACCAGGTGTTCCCTTATATCCATCTGAACCTTGATATAATTTACCTTGTCCGCTAGCTTTACCTGCTAATCCTGAACCTTGATTTAATCCTGTCATTTTTCCGCAACCACCGCCGCCGCATGTTGTTATAGCTGTATCATTTATTAATACCTGAGAATTGCCTCCATTGGCAGCATTATGATACCCATTATCTCCTGTTTCTATTATGGTCATACCAGCACCACCGCCGCCTGAAGTTATATGTACAGTTATGCTATTAACATCACTTGGAAAATCAAACTCATGTTCTCCAGCTTCGAAGGTTACTGTTTTTCTTTTTAATGTTAATCCTTTTCTTTGAAAGTCATTAATATTCCAATATTTTTTATCTACATAGCCGCCTAGATTGGCATCATATTTCATTGACAATCTTAAATATTTCTCTTTTATTATATTATTCTCATCTTTTACATAAAAGCCTCTATTATCATAATCATAATCAGGAAATCTGTTTCCTAACATTTCACTATATCCGCCTGCTATTTCCGCTCTTAAATAATCATTATCTTTATTATCAACATCTCTTACTATAACAAGTTTTATAAATCTTAAATCTTCTTTAACATCTGTTATATTATCAATTAGTTTTATATTTTCATTTGTTTCAAATAATCTGCCTTCAAACTCACAGATACTTCCTGCCAAAATATTTGGAAGTTCTCTGTCTGTATCATTCCAATGATTTAATTTTATGCCATCGAAGGCCGTGTGAAGCATACGCATTTTCTGCATAATAATATTCTGCTGTCTATAGCTGTCTAGTAAATTGCTTGGATTTTCTTCTGGTTCTTTAATTAACTTAAACATTAATACACCTCATTATTATACATATCAAAATAATCTATTTCATAATATCCATTTTTGGTTATTACTAATGGAATATATTTGCTTATTTCCTCATTATTGATTAAATAAAAACCTCCCAGCTCTTCATTATAATAGCAGTCTAAACTGCTTACTATTTTGGTATCTAGGTTTCTGCCGTTATTAATTAATTTTAATAGAATGTATTTATTGCTGTCATTATTTGTATTGTCTTTTAATACTATATGCTTTTTAGTTTCATATATTGAATAGCAAAACATACATATAGAACCTTTTCGTATAAACGGCATACTGCTTTTATTAGAGAAATCTATTTTTATACCCTCGAATGCAGTATGCAGAAATCTTGTATGTTTTAATAATTCGTTCTGTCTTTTATATCCCTCTTCAATGCTAAGAGGTATGCAGGAAGGTTCATAAACGAGTTCAAACATATTATTTAATCCTTATTATTCATAAAAAATTGTTCGCTATAATATGTATGTCAAGTAAACTTGCCATACGCTCACAATTTTTTATTTTATTTCTCTAAATGTTAATTCTGTAGAGTACTGATATAAATCATTTTTTGATTTTTTAAAATCTATTTTTTCATTAGTACATACATAGAGTCCAGATTTCATATAATATTTAGCTTTTGATATAGTATTATCTTTTACAATAGTTTTTGATTTTACAGCAGTTCTTTTTTCTATTGTTTCTGTCATCGTATTTATCTTGCTTCCATATTTAGATAATCCGTATTTGCTTATATTATATCTTGCTGTTTCTATATCAGAATTACCATTTTCTATAATCTCATCAGGACTTATTGTTTCTTCTATCCAAACTTGAAGTGCAAAAGGTTCAAAATTACTAATATCAAAAAAGTTTATTATTTTCTCTTTATCATCATTAGTAAGATATGGAAAAGATACTTTCCAAGTATCATAGCTTTTAGCAGGAAGTTTTCTATAAAAATAATGACCTGTTAAAGAAAAATATTGATTATGAGTATAATTTATAGTATGCGTTTTTTGTTTATCGTGCGGAGGAAAATCTACTCCTTCGCCTAGTATTAAATATCCGCATTCAAGTATATTGCCGTCTTTATTTTCTTTGATAAAAGTTATTTTTACTTTTATGAACTCTACAGCAGCTATATTATGAATAGCCTGTTTATTTATAATATTAATATTATATATTAAAGTATTATTTTCCGTATTAGTTATTTCTAATCTTATTTTATCCGCATTAGTATTAAATACAGCTATTTCATTTATAATGCCGTTTCCTGATAGTGTTAAACTTCCTTCACTTTCACTTGCAAACTTTCCAACTTCAAGAGTTTGATAATTAAACATATTAGAAATAGGGAAAAAATCATCTTCACTAGAGAAAGTATATTCAAAATTATTAAAAATATTATCCCATAATAGCCTCATAATATTCCCCTTTGCGATACCACCTTAACACCTCTTTTGCTTAAATTAAGCATTGTGCTTGCCACTATCTTGCCGTCAAGCATTAAATAAACAGGCTGATTGAAACTTGTTTCTGACTGTGTATTTACTTCATATATTCCATCATTATTTTTTGCAGCTTCAAAAATCTGGCTTCCTATTTTTGACAATATTCTATCTTCAAGAGGTATAACCGCTTCATCGCTTGCTCCCTCTCCGATTACAGCATTAATTCCTCCGTTTCTTCTTTCTACAAATCCGCCTTTTGCCAAGTATTTAGGTTCTTGCGGTTTAGCTTGGGATAATGTTGCCAAGTTAACAGAACCAGCTGCTATAATTCCAAGCAAAGTTGCATAAGCAACTAAGTTTGCAGGGAAAGGAACTGCCATTGCTGAAGCTAAAGCACTTATGCCTGCTTGTGCTATAGAAGCCGTTGCCTGAGCCAAAGACATTTTCCAACTTTCCATTTGAGAATTATATTCAAGCCTCATCTTTTCATTATTGTAGTTTTTTTCTACTTCCATCTGTTTGGCTTTGGCTTCTTCTTCTATTTGTATTTTAGCTAGTTCTTTTTGTTTTTCTTCAAGTTCAGCTTTTATTCTCTCCTGTTCATAAAGTCCTAGAGCAACTTTTTGTCTATTTTGTAATTGTTTTATTTCTTTTAATAAACTCTGCTTTTGAGAGTTCTCCATTATTCCTATAGCTTCAAGTCTTGCTTTCTTTTCTTCTTCTATCGCTTCTAATGCCGCTTCTTTTCTTTCCTCATTTTTCTCTTGTTCATATTCTATAGCTTGTATTTTCATTTCCTGCACAGCAGAATAAAAATCACTTGTATAGCCGATTGTGTCATTAAGCATTTGAAGCCAATTGGCACTAAAATAACTTGCAAGGCTTTGAGTTGGAGTTTTCCAAAGCTCACCGAACTTCTCTTTTAATATTTCTACTTGTTCAGTTGTAAGTTCTAATTCGTTTGTTATGCTCTCTATGCCGCTTCTTACTATTTCGCTTTTCTGTCCTTGCTGTTCGGCTTCACTTACTTTATCACCGAACTCCTCAGCAACTGCCACACCTCTTTCATAAGCTGATATACTATTTTCTATTTCTTTTACTAATTCTGAAAATCTATCAGTTTTTATGCTGTCTAATGCGTATCCGTAATTATCACTTAAATACTTTATCTGATTAGTATTCAAGTTTAATGCTGTACTCATTTCTGTGAGTATAGCACCTACTTTATCTTTTTTAGCTTCAAGAGCTTCAGCATCACTTATTTCAGCACCCATATTACGAAGGTTGCTGACTCTTCTTTTTTCTTCTTCCTCCGCTTGTTTCAATAGAGCTAAATAATCTTCATAACTTTTTGTTTTATCTTTAGTAGATTTAGATAAATTATTATTCGCTTCTATCTCTTTATCTGTTATACTAATACCATCTATTGAAAGAGCTTTTCTTTCTCTAATGCTTGTATTTAATCTAGTAATTTCAGCATTCAATGCATCCTGCTGAGATTTCCATTTTTCCGCTTCTTTTCTAGCTTCTTCTAATTTATCAGCACGAACTGCACCTGCTGCATCTAATGCATTTAAATCCTGATATATTCCTGTGTCAAAATATGCTTTAGCTTTATTATATTCTTCAGTTACTTTTTTATAATTTTCAGAAGCTCTTGATAATTTCTCAGTTTCTTCTGAAGTTAAAAAATCTTCATCTTTAGCTTTCCTAGCATCTATCACACTGTATGCATCAAGCATCTTTGTTTTTAGATTTGGAAATAATGAAGTAAGTTCTTCTGTTAATTCATTTAATCTTTTTGTTTCCTCTGCATCAAGATTTTTTGCTTTTGCTAAATTATTATATTCTCTAAATAGTAAAGCTATATTATCAGCTTCTCTATTTAATCCCATTAAATCAGATGTATCTGCAGTAGAATTATCATAAAGCTCTTTTTTTAATCTTCTTATTTCTTGTCCTGTCTTATAAGCATTTACTGCCAATATGGCAAGACCAGCACTAACCGCTGTAATAATTCCGATTGGTGTAGCAACCATTACAGTATTTAATGCTTTCCAAGCTGTGCTTAATCCTTGAATAGAACTAGCGGATGTTTTTAATGTAGATACCGCATTTTTAAAATCTGATATAGTTTTCTTAGCTTCTGTTAATCCTTTTCCAAGTCCCACTATACCTTTTAATGCAGGACCGAAGCCTGCTGCTAAAGCAACAAATCCTACACTTGCAGCTTGCAAAGGTGCAGGCAAATCGCTGAATGTTTTTATTAAAGATATAATAGTAAGAATCATTTTTTCAGCAATAGGAACTGCTTTATCTCTTATAACAGGAAGTAAATCTTCATTAACAACAGGAAGAAGGCTGTTTCCAAGTTCTATTACTAAAGCACTAAGTTCTGCTTTTATTTTTTCAAACTGTCTTGCTGGACCATCATCTATTTTTTTGAATGCCTCAGCTGTAGCACCTAGAGAATTATTCATCTGGTCTAAATAATCTTTAAATTTGGAAGCATTATCCCCAGATAAAGCTAAACCAGCATTTGCTGCTTCCACGCTGCTGAACATACTAGAAATATCTTTGTTATTTTTATCAGCAGCTTCGCTCATCATTTGAAGAGCTTCTTGAAGCGTACCGCCTTCTGCTATAAAGTCTTTGAAAGTTTTTCCTGTCAATTCTTCAAATGCAATAGAAGCAGCTGTACCTTCTTTATTAAGCTCAACTAGTGCCTGCCTAATCTGTGTTGTTGCAACAGATGTAGGAGTACCCTGTGCAGTCATTACAGCAATAGCAGCTCCTATATCTTCAAACTGAACCCCTAATGCTGAAGCGGTAGGAATGACATTAAATAAAGATTTTGATAACTGAGTGAAATCAGTTTTTCCTAGCTTTACAGTTTGAAACATTATGTCCGAAGCTCTATTAACATTAAGAACTTCTGTTCCATAAGCATTTGTAACTGAAGTAAGCCCATCCACTGAAGTTTTTAATTCAGCAACTCCAGCAATAGCAGCCTCGCCTGCAGTTTTTAAGAACTCAAATACATTTTCTCTAGGAACTCCTGCAGAAAGTGATTGATATAAAGCAGGTACTACTTCCTCTGGTACTTTTCCGATTTCTTTAGAAAAAGCCAAAGTTTCCTGCTTTAAAGATTCAAAACCTTCACTCCCTAATTTAGGAAGAAGCGTAAGAACCTCACGCATTCCATTATCAAAATCAGTAGCTTTTTTAGTCGCTAATGCAAAAGCTGTTGTTCCTGCCGCTATTGGAACAGTTAAACTTTTAGTAGCTAAAGAACCGAACTTATCAAAAGATTTTCCTATCTTATCAAAACCTCTTTCTAAGTCGGTTGTTTTATCTTTAAGTTTTCCGAATGCTTCAATAGCTTGGGAAGCATCTGCATATATACTAACATTTAAGCTGCTCATTTATTTAATTATCCGTTATTATTGTTTCTATTTCCCAAAGCCCTTGCTTTTCTCTTTTTATAGTTTTATTTCCCTGCTTTGTTTCCGTTACATTATTATCTGCCTTTGTTTCTTCTTCAACTTCGATTATGTAAGGTAAATTTAAAGAAGCTGTATAATAGAGCAAAAGTCTTTGCAAACTCATCTCCATCATACAGTCTTCTGTCCAGCCATAACTATGAGCTAGATGTGCCAACAATTTTATTAGTTCTATTTTTATTAGTTTTCTTTTTTTTTATTTTTTGTATTAACCTCTTTTGTTTCTTTTGAATCGGCACCTGCATGAAGATAAGATTCAAATATCATATTCAGTAATTTTAATAATTGATCATAATTAAAATCTTCTAATATTTTTTCTCTATCTACATTTACATTTTGTCTTTCTATAATAGGAATTGCTATTTCATCAATCAATATTTCAGAATCAATACCCTCACCATTTCTCAATGCCTTAAAATAATTATTTACTTTAAGAGCCATTTTAAGAGGTAGATTATTAACATCAATTTTATAATCTCCAAGCGTTGCATAAACTGCTTTTTTATTACTAAACTCTTCTAAATCTGTAATTGCTATTTCCATAATTATTATTCAAACTTTCCCAAAAAAAAAAGATTATTGGGAAGCTTTACTTCCTCCTAATTTTTTATTAAGCTGCCACATTAATAACAATGTCTAATTGTTTATCTTCATTGCCTGCTTTCTTAGCTGTTATCTTCAATGTTACAGTTCCAGCAGCCTTACCTGTAATAGTGAATACTTTATCAGCATCATTGTATTCAACATCAATAAAGCCTTGTTCTTCTGGCTCTATTAAATATGTTATTTCATCAGCATTGCTTGTAAGATTTATTGTAGGTTTTTCTCCAACTCTTAAATCTAAACTTTCTTTGTTAGCTGATAAGGTGAGGGCTTCTACCACATTAATTGGTATGCTAAGTTCCATGTCTTCATTACCTGCTTTTTTAGCTATGACTTTTAATATACCATTACCTGCTTTTTTTCCTGTTACAGTAAATACTTTATCTGCATATTCAGCATCAAAATAATCCTGTCCATCTGGCTCTAATATTTTATCTATAGTATCAGCGTTACTTGTAAGATTTAAAGTAGGTTTTTCTCCAACCCTTAAATCTAAACTTTCCTTGTTAGCTGATAAGGTGAGGGCTTCTACCACATTAATTGGTATGCTTATTATTTTATCTTCACATCCAGCTTTTTTAGCTATAATTTTTAATACAGCCTTGCCTGCTTTTTTTCCTGTTATAGTAAATATCTTATCAGTGTCATTATATTCTGCATCAAAATAATCTTGCTCAGTAGGTTCTAAGCTATAATCTATAGTATCAGCATTGCTTGTAAGATTTACATTCGGTGCTTCACCAACTTTCAAATCTAAACTTTCCTTGTTTGCTTCTAAAGTAAGTTCATCTTTTATAACTTCATCTTCTTCATCATCGCTGACTGCTTGTTCATCTTCATAACATGCAAGCTGTTCTCCGCTTTTCTGACTGCCTGCTAAAGTTGCTGAAAAACTCAATTTTCCTATTAATACATCCTGTGCTTTATCTGAAGGGAAGCTAAACTCTAAACCGCCTGCTATTGAAGCCTGTGGTAAATATATTCTTAATTGTTTACCTTCAGCATTAGTATTAACTATCATTATGCATTTAGGTTTTATTTTAGAACTTTTTCCGCCTGTTGTCATACGAACCATTTTAGGCATTATTCTAGTATATGTTATAATTAAAGTATCTGTGCTAGGAGATATTTTACTATCTGTAATTTTTATTCCATTAGTTCCTATTTTTTCGTAGCTTGATTCTTCTATGAGAATATTTCCCATAGAGTTTTTCTTTTCTACTTTAGTTATTGTAACTTCGCTTCCATCTGCATTCTTAAATGGAACTTTTATTTCTTCACCTCTTTTATATGTATCTGATTCTACTATATACTCTTTTGTAACTTCTGTTTTACCATCATATTCGTCTATATTATCAATACCACCTCTTGCCATAGCATAGTTTTTAAAATTAATTTCTAAGCTATCAAGTGTTAATTCTATTTTATGTTCTGTTTGTAAAGTGGTTATAGTTCCTGCATTGTCGCTTTCTATATCCGCTGTAGACATAGTTTCTTTTAGAGCAATGCTGCGTGCCGCTCCTATGTCTATAAGGTTATCAAATCTATCTCCAATTAGAACCTTTGCACTTCCGTATCTTACTGTTCTTCTTGTTTGTACTTGTGTTTGAGTCATAAAGTCTCCTTATAATTAATATTTATATAATATATTTACTATGCTTACAGCTTGATAAAAATCTTCAGTATAATTATGTGTTTCATTTGAAACGCTGCATCCGCATATTTCTGTATCATCAATAATAGCTGTTAAATTGGTAAAATATTTGCCTATTGCTCTTTGTATATTCAATGCTTTATTCAAATCATTAGAATATACGGCTATTTGATAAACATTTCTGCCATATTCAAAATCATAATGCGGTGTACTGCTTATTAAAGAATAAACTATATATGTTTTATTGTTATCTATTTGAGAATCAGAAACGAAATCTAAATAAACTCCGTCTGCCTCTCCTTTTGTTATTTCTCTAAGTATTGTATATATAGCATTCTCAATCATTTCTTGTTGTTTGCCTTATCTATTGCTTGCTGTATTTTTTGTTTTATATATTCTTCTATAACATCCTTTTTACTTTCAAAAATAGGAATTAAAAGAGGCTGAGGAGGCTGAGAAACTGTCCCATATTCAGGGAAGCGTACATAATATCTATCTCCCTGTTTTTTATACCATTTTATTTTATTCTTAGATGGAACTCCGCCGCCTTTTTTTTCTAATGTTCCAACTTTTATAGCTACTGAAGTGTCGCTACCTTTTGATGATTTTCTTTCTTTTACATCATAGTATTTATCTTCACTCCAGCCTCTGCTTTTTGCCTCAGCATTGGCTTCTTTTGCTATTTCATTTCCTGCTTTTCTAGCTCCTGCTTTTATAGCTTTTTTGAAATCGCCTCCTAGTTCTTCTAAAGTCTTTCTGAACTCATCAAGTCCTTTTATACTTATAGAAGTTTTTCTGCTTACCCCTGACATATTATACGCTTTTATTATTTAGCAATTTTTTTATTGTAAATATGCATTCTGTATTTTTATATGAAACATTCTCTCTATAAATTACTTCATAAATATCATCTTCATTATTTATTTTGGCCATCATTCCTTTAGTATCAAACTCTTTGAAATAATGAGTATGTACTTTTAAAGTTCTTTCTAAATCTTTTCTTTTACCTTGCTGTATATCTTTGTATGTTATATCTTCAATAGAACATTTTACTTTTCTTAATTCTTTTAATTGAGTTTTTCCTGTTCCATTTTTATTATCTACATATTCAGATATATAAAAAGTTATAGTATGAATTAATTTTCCAACTTTCATAAAGTAAACTTTTCCCTAGCAATAGCCAATAATCTATGCACACCTTCCAAAGCTACTTTTTCACTTTGACTGGCTTCTCCTGTTTTGCTTTCAAAATAATGAGTAGCAAGTCCAAGAATTGCATACTTAACTTCAGCAGGGCAATCAATTCTTTTGTATTCTGTTTCATTAACTTTATTACAATAGCCGATTGCACTGTCTAAAGCCAATTGCAGTATATCATCATCATAGTCAATGCCTTCTAAGTTTAGAAACTTTTTGAACTCTGACAAAGTAACTACTCTGTCATCATAACCTTCTTCGACTACTTTTCCGACATCAATGTCTATACTATTAATATCTTCAGCCTCACTACTCATTTTTTATACCCTAAAATTAATTATTAACCAGCTGGTTGACTTTCTGCCTTTGCAAATGGTTTATCATGTGCTACCAATCTTACAAATGCTGATTTTTGTATAGGAGCTCCATCCCCCCAGTAGGATACTTGATATCCCACTTGGTTAGCTTTACTGTATAACTCATATAAAACTTGAAGCTCCATAGACAAACTGTCCATAATCCAATAATAATCTAGGTTTCCTAAAAAACCGAAATATTTTGTAGCTTCTAGCTTATCTTCTATAAAGTCATTTTGTATTACAGGTATTCCAAGTAGAGTGCTTGGCTTACCTACTACTAAACTTTCCTGCCATAATGGGCGATCCTGCTTATCTTTTAATTTTCTTAATGACGCAATAGCTTTCCTGTTAAGCATCCACACCGCACCATCTTGGTATCCGCTTTCCAAACAACTAACAGCATCTACTAATCCATCATAAGTTATAGCAGCAGTTGCAGTTCCTACTTTGATATCTCTATCAGTTGGAATAGCAGCTGTATTATCTGAAGTCTGTGCGAATATTCCTAAAGGCTTGTCTTTACCATCACCATATAAATAATTATATTCCAATGTACCTGATAATTTGGATGCTATTCTTTGCTTTACAAATTCTACAATATCTATATTGCTTTGTTTTATTAATCTCTTAGTAATTCTAACTAATTTAGTAAGTTGATTTGCTTTCATCTCTCGCTTACCAAAAGACATATCTTCATCTTCTGGAACTTCACCTATTTCTGGTGTCCATTCAAAATTATTTAAATCACTTGTTAGTGTAGGTATTCCTATGTTGGCATACCCACTCATAGCAGGAAGTATATATGCTCTTGTTCTTATTCGTACTATTTTATCAAGTTCTCGGATAACTTGTTTTACAAGATACTGAGGGGCGATAGTATTACCGCCACCTTCAGCAACTCCTGCCTGAAGTGTTTCTCTTATCTCTTTATCATCACCTGATCTAAACCATCTAGCAACTTTAGCTCTTAATTCAGATTCATTATCAGCATCGGAAGTATCTAAATTATCAGCTGTATTTCTTTTATTCATAGAAGAATTAGTTTGAAGCGATAGAAGTTTATCATATCTTTCTATCTCTTTATTTCTATTTTCCACAACCTGCATTAAAGTATCTATATCATTATCTAATTTTGATATATCATCTTTTTTGATGTTTCTCTCTTCTATACTCATAGAAGCATACGCTTCTCTTTTTTGCATAAGTTCATCAATAGTTGTTAAAGCTAAAGCATTTTTATTTTTTAGTTTTTCTATTAAAGCTCTTAATTCTTCTGGTTTCATAATTTGATACTCCTTATTGTTATTTATTTTTTATTTTTAGATATTGTATTTTTCGCTTATATTCCTTACTTCTATCTTCAAAGCCATCATTCTCTACAGGTATAGGTTTATCAGGAGGTTTGGGAATATATCCATCATTATTTTGATCTCTAACATTTGTTTCTGTATAAGCAGGAAATGTTACTAATGATATTTCATGCAAAGTAATTTCTTCTACTTCACGAATAGGCATTCCGTATTCTTTTAATGTTTCTTTATTGTCAATCCAATTTTCTCTTACTACTTTGAAGCCGAAAGACATTTGCTTTATATCGCCTCTGTCTACGCTTTCTTTTAAATCTCTTGCCCAAGTAGTATTTGGAAGTTCCACTTCAAAATATAAACCCTTATCATCTTCCCTTAAAATCAATGTGCCAGCACTTTTTCTGCCGAGAACATATCTTGTATCATGTCCCCAAAGACATACTTGATCGTTTTCTAATAATGATTTAGTAAAAGCACCTCTGTTTATACGCTCTCTAAATAAATCACCATAAAGAGGCTCACTTAAAGAATTATATACAATAGCATAGCCTCTTAATTTAAGAGGTTCTTCTTCTGTGCTTTTTTGAATATCAATATCTATACTTCTAATTTCATTATTCCTTACTGGCATTTTTATTTTCCTCTTCTATTTTTTTATTTTCATCATTATTATTTATATTAAAGTTTTGATTCTCTTCAGTTTCTTCGTATACACTTTTTATTGGTCTTATTTGCTGAGAAACGAAATACTCATCTCCGTATTCATCTTCTACTTCATTAAGGTTTTCTTGGCTTCTCCATTCATCTCTAGTAAGAACACCATTATTGAATTTGATTTGATTTGCTTGCTGTCTTGTAAGAGTATCTCCTCTCAAAAGTCCATCCAAATTAAACTCTATATTATATTTTTTTCTTTCTAATCCGCTTAATAAATATCCGTTTAATGCTTTTTCTATACGAACGCACCACGGCCTTATGGTGTGCGTTACAAACTCTATACTTTGATGTTCTATATTATTATTTGTACTTCTGCTTAAATCTCCGATTAGATGAGGAGGTACACGGAACACTCGGCATATTTCTTCTACCGAAAATCTTCTGCTTTCTAAAAATTGAGCATCTGACAAGTTCATTGTTATAGGGTCTATCTTCATTCCTTCTTCAAGGACAACGATGCCTTTTTCCCAAGCCTCTCTGAAACTTTCCTTGAGATTTTGTTTAGCTTCTTTGCTTAATTGCTGCGGATGTGAAATTATAGGAACTTTTTTAACACCGTTTGAAAAGAAATCTAATGCGAAATTATCCTGATAAAGTCCTGTAGTTATTTGCTTACGCATCATAGCTATTGGACTGTATCCTATCACTCCGTTCCATCCAAGTCCTGCTATATGCATAACTTGTAATGGAGATAAAGTGATTATTTTTCCATCATCAGAATATTCAAACATTTTATTGCCGTTTGAATCTCTATACACTTTAATTTTATTAGAATCTATTAAATAAAGTTCTGTTACTCTGTTGAAATTATCTCTTACTACTTCTACAAAACCATTGCCTTGCAAAAGTATTTGAGTGATTAGACTTTCTATAAATGATACTGATGTGCATTCTTCATTAGGTGAGTCATGTAATAAGCTATATAAGGAATGATCTTTAGCTTTTATTTTATTATTGCCATTTACTTTATATACAAAAAGAGGTAAAGTCGCTATTGTTTCAGCTATAACTCTCACGCATGCAAATACTGTAGAGAAAGTTAAAGCTGTGTTAGGATTGACTGCTGATAAAGTTTTATCATTTTGAATAGACAAAAAGTTATTACTGTCAATATGACTGAAATCAGGAAACAGCCACTTTTTTATATAATTCCTTATATTTTTTATAATAGGCATATATATATAAAAAAATATAAGGAAATATAAGTTTTATATTATTATTTTATTACAAGAACTTGAAGCCCAAAGCCTTTCTTTAAATTTATTATCATTGTTGCCGCTTATATTTCTATATCCGCCATTTGATTTCCAAGAATATTTTACATATCCATAATCTTCAAGATTATTATGTTCGCCTTCATATCCTGCCACAACTATTTTATAAGTTTCTCTATAAGCATTTTTTATACAAAACTCATTAACTTCTTTTGCGGTATCATAGCTGTCAATTCTGTATAGAGATTTTTTTCTGCTTGTATCTGAATATGGAGGGTCAAAAAATATTCCTATATTACTTTTACCACCATCATCCTGCCAATGTGTTCCTTCATTAAAAAGCCTTTTCCAATCCATACAAGTTATTTTTACATTTTCTAATATATTTTCTATCTGTGAAAACCATAAACTAATTCTTTCTAATTTGCATCTAGTTACACTGTATGGATTAAAAATTTGAGTACATTTTGAATGAATGCCATTGCCTCTTAATAATTGTATTCGTCCTTTTGTAATTCCATTATCAATTGATTTATAAACTTCTTCTACATCAATTTTATCTATTTCTACTCCTCCGATTTCTGAGCATTTGCAGTATATCCAATATGCTGCTAATTTCACATCATAATATTCATCATCTTTTAACATTTTTTCTAATAAACTATCTTTATTTTTTACTATATAGCATATTCTCTGCCAATATAAAAGCTGCGAACTTGGATCACAGCATAAAAGAGCTACTTCAGCTGATGCATTTTTTAATGCTCTCCACACATTAATCAATAAGCAGTCTAAATCGTTGACTATTTCGTTATATAAAGTGTTAGGTTTTCTTTTCCTAGCTAATAATACTGCCAAACTCCCCGCAAAAGGTTCGAAGTACTTTTTTACATCATTTCCAATAAGCTCCCAAACTAAATCAGCAACTGCACTTTTTCCGCCAAAATAAAAAAAAGGTGCTTTAATTTTATGCTGCTTTTTCATTAATAACCTCCTCTTGTTTATCTTGATATGCTTTGCTTATTCTTTTTACTGCTGTATCAAAATATTCATCATCAAGCTCTATTCCTATAAACTTTCTATTAGTATTAACACATGCAACTCCTGTACTGCCTCCGCCCATAAATGGATCTAGTATCGTATCATTTTCATCTGAAACTAATTTTACCATTCTCTCCATTAAAGCAACAGGTTTTTGGGTTGGATGCTGATATTGATACTGTTCTCTGTTACAACGCATAATAGATGTTTCTATTTTTCCTACCTTCACAGACTGAAATAAATTAACTCCTCTTTTTGCACCTTGATGTTTTCTTGCTGTTATTTCATATTTTATTTTGCTTTCATAATTAAACTCTTTTATACCTGTCTCTATATATTTAATAACATCATCTTTGTCTTTGCTGTTTAATGCACTCCTTAATCCTTTCCAAATATCTATTATTCTATCCAATTTATTTTTATTAATTTGATATTCTAAATAGTCAACATGTGATTTTCTTAAATTGGCATTACCTAAACTGCGAAAAGAAATATCTTCATGTATTCTTAAAAAATTATTTAGATAATTTGAAGCATTCTCTTTTTCCCATACAGCAGTTTCTTTAAACTTAAAACCTAATTTGTCAAGCATTAAGTTCCATCTAAAAAATGCATCTCCTCTTCCAAAGAATGCTATCATAGAATTATTTTTTAATAATCTTTTCCATTCTCCAAATACTTTATCTTCATTAAAAGGTATATCTAGTTTATGCTTTAAATATAGATACGGAGGATCTGATACCACAGCATTTATAGAATTGCTTTCTAATTTTTCCATAACCTCTTCGCAATTCCCTTTTATTAAAGTACAGTTTCCAATAACAACTTTTCTAAACATAAAAGCTCCTGAATTATTTTTTTATTATAGTTATAAAATATTATATTACTTATTATTAATGTAGATTTTTAACTAAAATATACTGTTAGGAGTATGAATGCCTGATAAAGCTAAAAAAGCCCCAAAAAACGCCAAAAATAAGCCGAAAAAAGCCGTTATAATACCAAATCCGCCAGAATATTTTTCTGGGTATTCTCTAAAAAAATGGGAGGAACTTGCTCCTATTTTTGCTGAAAAAAATATGCTCGGACCTGCTGATTTATCTGCTTTTGAACTTTTATGCCTGCACTATGGTGATGCTATGGATCTTTATAAAGCTATGATTAATGAAGGCGGTTCTATAGCAAGTTATTTGGCAGGTAAAAACTCTCAGACTATGGGCGAATATTTAGCATATCACAAAGCTATAACAGCATACCATAAAATGCTTACTGAGTTTGGTTTAACTCCTGCTTCTAAAAAGAAAGTTCCAACACCTGAAGTTATAGAAGAGGATGATCCGCTTGAAAAAATGATAAATGGTTAAATATGATGTATACTTATAAAGAATATATCAATAAAGTTATAAATAAAGAATTACCAGTCTGTCAAGCTGCTTTTTTATCTGTGAAAAGGCATTTGGACGATATAGAAAAATCAAAAAATAATGATTATCCTTTTTATTTTGATGATAACGAAGCTAAACGTCCTATTATGTTTATACAATCTTTAGTACATACAAAAGGAGAATGGGCAAATCATAATATTATATTAGAATCTTGGGAACAATTTATAATAGCAAGTATATTTGGATGGAGGAGAAAGGAAAATAAACTCAGACGTTACAAAAAAGCATACGTTCAAGTGAGCAGGAAAAATGGAAAAACTACTTTTGCATCTGGAATTGGTAATTATTGTTTTTTCTGCGATAGTCCTGCAGAGTCTGGAGTTGAAATATACTATATAGCTACTAAAAAAGATCAAGCGAAAATAGCATGGAGTGAAAGCGAAAGGCAAATAAGAAAAGCAAAAGCTCTTAATAAAGAAGCGATTACATATAAACAAACTTCTACAATTACAAAGAAAAAAGATACTGCCTCAAAATCAAAACCATTAGGCCAGGATAGCAATACTGAAGACGGATTAAATCCGCATTTAGTTATAGTAGATGAATACCATGCACATCCTGATAATGAATTATTAAATGTTCTTGAATCTGGAATGGGAGCTAGAAGGCAGCCTCTTATATTTATAATTACTACTGCTGGATTTGATAAATCTTCAGTATGTTTCTCTGAATATGAATATGCAAAAAAAATATTAGATGGTTCAAATACTAATGAAGAATATTTTACAATAATATATGAGCCTGATGACATCAATGATATTTGGGTATTTATGTCTGAATATAAAGAAAAATTAAATAAAAATGAAGATATTTCAAAGCAGGAAAAATTAATAAATAAAATTATTTTTCAAGCTAATCCTAATATAAATGTTTCTGTAAAAGACAGTTACCTAAAATCTAGGCTTTTAGAAGGACTAGATAAACCTATTCAGAGAACTGATATACTTACAAAGAACTTGAATGTTTGGACACAGGCGAGTGAAGTTTGGATTTCTTCTGACAGGTGGATTAAATCTTATTTACATCAAAATATAAATATAAATGAATTAAAAGGCAGAAAAGCCTGCATAGGTTTGGATTTAGCAACAACAAGAGATATAGCGGCCTATGTTTTATGTTTTGATTCTATTGATAATGGTCCATATATACTTCTGCCTCGCTTCTTTATGCCTAAAGAAAATATAAGGCAGCGTTCTAAAGAGGACAGAGTACCTTATGAATTATGGGCTTCTCAAGGTTTAATTACTTTAACAAATGGTGATATAATAGATTTTGATGTTATAGAATCTTCAATCTTAAATGATGCCAGAAATTTTGAAATTATAGAAATAGCTTATGACCCTTGGAAAGCTATTGAAGTAGTTACTCATCTAAAAAAAGAAGGTTTTAAGATGACTGAGATAAGACAATCTTTTGCAGTTGGTGGTTTATCTGAAGGAACTTCTTTATTTGAAAAAACTATAGATGAACGCAAACTTCTACATGGCGATAATGCGGTTCTTAATTGGATGATAAGCTGCTGTGAAGCTAGAACGGATGGAAGAGATAATTATCTGCCTACTAAGCCTGATAGAAGAAGATCATATAAAAGAATAGATGGTGTTGTAGCCTCTATTATGGCTCTTCATAGAGTGATTAAAAATCATTTTGAAGATACGAAAAGTATTTATGAAAGTGAAGGTGTATTTACCTTATAATCTGGATACTTTATATATAATATATAAAGTATCCATTTAAATAATTAAAAAAGGTTTACGATACTTTCAAATTGTCTATTTCTGTTTCTGTTTTTGTTATATAATAACCTAATAATTCATTTATTTTTGTTTGCATTTCTTTTCTCATCATTCTTGATGATAATTCTAAAAAATCTGCATAATTATTTATAATATCATCGCTTGTATTAGTATCTACTCTCATGCTGTATACTCTGAAAGAAGATATTATTTTTCCGTCTCTATCTTTATCAGTTCTTACTATCTCCTCATTATTAAAATTAACTTCTGCATTATATCTATTCAAATCAACATCTAATTTATCATTCCTTAATAATTCCCTTATTGCTTTTGTAGCCTCTTCATTATTGTTTTTTATTATTGCTAATTCTTTTTTTAATTGTTTGTTCATTTTTAATTACCTCTTTTTTAATTATTTATAGTGTGACAATAACTCTGTTCCAAAAGATAGCAAGTTCTTTTCCGCAAAAAAGTTATTTTTTTCTCACTTATTTATTAAAATTAAGGCAAAAATAAGGGCATTAAAGCTCCTTATTTTTTATATAATATTAATTATGCTGCTAATACATCAAAAATAAAATCATGCATTATTAGAATATCTTTTTCTAATATTTTAGATACCTTATTTTTTATATTATCTTTTCTTAATAAATCAAAAGCATTAAATATATTTCTGTATAATTCAAATTTGCTGTCATCTATATTCTCTGTTAAATATATTTTATCATAAGAATATTTTATAGTTACTTTTTCATTATTTACAGCATCTAATGAAGCCCATATTATAATTTCATCTTTTATTTTAATTCTGATATCAAATGGTGTTAGGTCTATGTTTATATTTTTTATACCTGTTAGTATTTCTGCTATTTTTATTTTTATATTTTCTTTTGTTTCATGATATTTAATATTTAACATTTTTTCTTTTTCTTTATCTAATTCCATTTTATTACCTCTTATTTTTAATTATGTATGTCAGGGGCGTTAAGCCCCCTTATTTTTATTATTAAAGTCCTTTCATAAATAGCTTACATCCTGCTATATTATTATTAATGCTTTCTTTTAATTCTTCATAATCTTCTATAACATTTTTATTATTTTCTAGCATTTCAAGTAAAGATTCAAACTTATCAGCAGCACCATCGTATTCTTTTTTTTCTACTAAATCTAAAGCCTTTTCATAAATTATAAAAAACATTCTTAATTTAATCATTTTTAATTACCTCTTTTTAATTATTTATGTGATGACAATAACTCTGTTCCAAAAGATAGCAAGTTCTTTTCCGCAAAAAAGTTATTTTTTCTCACTTATTTATTAAAATTAAGGCAAAAAATAAGGGACTTTAATGCCCCTTATTTTATATAAATTACATTCTATACAATATGTAATTAGCTCCTTTTTCCATTATTTTATTCTTATCAAATTTATTCTTTTTATCTTTAACAAAATCTACAAATTCTTTAGTGGTAAACTTTTTAAATACATTTAATATTGCTTGTATATTAACATCAATTATAAGTTCTTTTCTTTCTTTATCATATACCCTTGAAAAAAAATCTTCTTCAAGTGTAAAGCAATCATCTTCTATTATAAAATTAGCTATAGCCTCAGATGAAGTTTTAGAAAAATTAGTGTTTTCTAATATTTTTTTAGTAATACTATCTAATGTAAAATTTGTCATTTTAATTACCTCTTTTTAATTATTTATGATGTGACAATAACTCTGTTCCAAAAGATAGCAAGTTCTTTTCCCCAAAAAAGTTATTTTTTTTCTCACTTATTTATTAAAATTAAGGCAAAAAATAAGGGGCTTAAAAGCCACTTATTTTATATAATTATTATATTATTATCCAATATAGCATATTACTAAATTATCGTCACTAATTAATATGTTATCTCTATACAATTTTTCATTCTCTTCTAAATATTGAATAAAACCCTCTGTATCAAACTCTTGATAAAAATCTCTGATAATATCATAACCTATAGATACTTCGTATTCATTATTGTCCTCATTTAATATAGCTATAATTGGTAATGATGAACCTTGCTCATTTTCTAATAAATATTTTGCTAATAATTCAGCTGCTTTTTCTGAATAGTATTCTTTTAATCCTTCTTTTATCTCATTCAAACTAAAATTAATCATTTTTAATTACCTCTTTTTTAATTATTTATGTGATGACAATAACTCTGTTGCGAAAGATAGCAAGTTCTTTTCCGCAAAAAAGTTATTCTTTATTTTTAAATTGCCAAATTATTAAATTGGTTATTTTTATAATTTTTTATCAATAAAATAATATAATTCAAAAAAGGAGATTTTAATGGATTCTAGAAATGGTATTACTATTAATTTTAATCAAGATATATATAGATGGATTGTAAAAATGGTTGAAAAAGCTAAAAAAGATCCTCTAAATTATTCTAATTCTACATTTGGAGGTTTTGTGCAGGCTTGTGTTGCAAAAGCTAAAAAAGAGTATGAGGAAAAAGGAAGCGAAATACAGAAATTAAATAAAAGAGTATTGGAATTAGAAAATCAAATTAAAAGAATTGACGAATTAGAAAATAAAATTAAAGAATTAGAAAAATGATATTGATACCCCCTAATAAAAAAGTTATCGCCATGCATAAAAGACTCCCCACTCGTTGCACCGATTGAAAGCCTGTAGAGATTTTACCCACCCCCCACCAAGCAAATATAAATCAGTTATAATTTTATTTAATGAATAAAAGTTAAAAAAAAATTATTTTTTTATTAAATTACTATTGACTTTTTGATTAAATGCGTATATAATATGTATATATTCAACGAAAGGAGGATATAAAAATATGGAAGCTATAACTTTCATAACTGCAGTGATATACTTGTTAGCCGCAATTATATCATTAGTTAATAGCATAAGAAAATAAGCTATTAATAAGCAGTAGAAAGCGGTTGGGGCTCCGACAAGCTCCAGCCGTAGCTTCCATATAACTATTATTATATATATATATAATAATAAGTCAATATAAATCAAGGAATAAGTTATGGAAAAAAAAGTAACAGAAAATAGAGGCGGTAAAAGAGAAGGTGCTGGAAGACCTGTCATAGATATTAACAAAGGTAAAATGAATAGACATAATATAACTATGCATGATGATATATGGAACAGTATAGTAGAAAAGGCTGCCGAACTTAATTTATCAGCTAGTCAGTATATAGCTATGATACATAAAGAATATATGAATAAGTAGAGCCACTTCGTAAGCCTTTGCGGCAGGATAATAATAGTTGCGATAACATAAATTATCGCAACAATATTAATTACTATATTCTAAAATAAGTTTTTTAATATACTTACGTACACTCATGTTCTTTTCTTTAGCTAATCTTTTTAATAGCTTATATTCTTTAGATTTGAATCTGCAAACTATTAATTGTTTTTTCATTATTCTATCTCCAAACTTTTTAAGTATATTCCTGTTATAGCTATACTGCTATGATTTAATGCCTGTCTAATAAGTTCTATATCTTTAGTTTGTTTGTATAGAGTAACAGCAAAATAATGCCTTATATCATGTATAGAGTAGGCGGCTTTTATTTTACCTTGATTATATAAACGCTTTGAACTCCTATAAAAGATGTTCCTTATTACTTCAGAGCTTTTATTTTTGAAAGGATTATTAAAAGAAAGATTATTCTGTTTTAATAATTTAATAACTTTGTCAGTAACTTTCCAGCTTATTTCCTTGCCTTTTGAATATGAATAATATTTGTTATTTCTTATTTCTAGTTTAGGTAAAGCACCAACACGCACACCGCATTCCATTATAAAAATGATGGCCACTTTTATAAGCGGATCTGATATATCTTTAATTATTAATTCAATTTCTTTTTTAGTTGGTACTTCCAAACGTTTCTTATTTTTTACAGGCGGACGAGTTTTTGTCCCTCGGAAAGGATTTTTTATAAATGGATACCTTCTTTCTAAAAAAGAAAAGAAAGAGGAACAGGAAGAAACTAATGCACGTACACTTAAATTAGAAAGCTCTCTTGAATTGACTTCTGTTATAAAATCATCAGCTTCTCTTGCTTTAATAAATAAAATATTTTTATTATTCATTTTGCAGTATTCCTCTAGTTTATTAAGTCCGTTTTTATACTGTCTTTTTGTGTGATTGCTTTTTGTTTTTGAACATTGCTTAAAAAAGTTTTCTTTTTCTGTTTCATAATCTATCTGTTTAATAAGCTGTTCTTCTTTCATATAGTCAAGTATATTTAAGTAGTTAGCTTGTTTGTAAAGAAGTTCCGCTTGCTCTTGGCTTATTATATTATTATTTTGTATTATTAATTTATTATTTTCTTTAGAAGCCATGTTTATACCTTTTCATTAAATTAAAGACAAAAGCCTTCATTTAATGAAAAGAATATAAACTTTTATAACTTTTTAAATATACATAGCTATTATTTATTTTTAGACTTTTATATTATATTATTTTCAATCAATACCGTAAAAATATTAGTAGGTGATATTTTTACAGTATCATAGTGATGTTACGAAGATAAGTGTTAATCTGTTAAAACTTGGAATTAGTTTCCTCAAAATCTGACTTTGAGAATTCCCTCCTTTACAATTATAAGATTAAAAATGCCTACTTCATTTTTGATAATTGTCTATTATTGAATACTCTAATTACTCCAGATGTACATAGTCTATTAGTAGATACTTCATTATCTTTTAAATAACTATCATATTTTTGTACTCGTCTATGTACATTAGATTTACTTATATTTAATTTTTTAGCTATTGAATAAATACTTAAATGCTGATAGTAATACATATTAAATATAATTCTGTCTAAATCATTATTTATTGATTTATAACAATTAGATAAAACTATATCAGAATATTTATAATGAAAAAATATATATTCAGGCTCATACTTTTTATTGTCTGATATTGTATCAATTAAATATTTTTCTTTTTTATCATCATCTTTATATTTATAATCGCATACTTTTTCATAAAGCGATTTAGTACCTAATCTATAATTTATATGTTTTCTTCTGCCATGTAAAAATCTGTCTAATTCTCTAAAAATAAAATATTTTATAGTATAAAATAAAATCTTTGTATAAGTTTCTGCTATAATAGGTTTTGTACTATGTTTTATATAATTCAAACCTTTTATAAGTCCCATAAAACCAATGTTAATTAACTCTTCTTTTTCAAAAGATTTTATATAATATAAACTATTAACTACTTTATACACTAACAATTTCAAATTAATCAATATTTTATTTCGCATTATTATACTTTCTTCTTCATTAGTTATCTTTTTCCATTCTTTAATTATATTAAAATCATATTGTTTTTTTTCTTGTAATGTCATTTTTCACCTTTAAAGTAATTATAAAGTTCTTTTATTACACTTACTACTTTATCATCAATATTTAATAATATAGCATTTAATATCATAGCTGTATCTCTTGAAGTTTTATAACTTTGAATAAATATACCTTTTTTATTTTTTGGCACTATTCCTATAACATGAATACAGCCTTGTTTTTTTAATTTATTGGTAAACTCTTCAATATCTTTCTTTAATTCATCATTATCAATTAATTTAGTTATATTCATTAAAACGGTACCTCTTCATCATCTTCCTGACTATTATTTTCTGCTGTATTATTAGAATCTTTTTTATCAGCAAGCATCTGCATTGACTGCATAATAATTCTCACCTTAGATCTAGTAGTGTTTGTGTTTTTATCCTGCCACCTTTCCTGCCTTAGTGTTCCGCTTATACAAACCTGCTTTCCTTTTGTAAGATATTTATTTGCTGTTTCTGCAAGTTTATCAAATGCTACTATATCGAAATAATTTACTTCTGTAGTATTTTTTGTACTTATATAATAATTATTTGCTATAGAGAACTCGGAAATTTCTTTTCCGCCTTGGCTATACTTTCTTTGAGGATCAGCAGTCAATCTTCCTATTAATGTTACACCATTATGATCTGTCATAAATAACTCCTTAACTCAATTTTTCTGCTATTAAAAAAAGCATACCGATTATGTCCGATAAAAAGAAACAAAGTAAATAAAATGCTTTGCCAATAGGATTTTTATTTGTTATGCTAAAAAATATACATATAAATCCAACTATATGCCAAGCATAAAAAAATAAATAACACATCATTTATATACCTCTACCTGACTATAATAATTTTTATATGATAGTGCTAATTTTCTAGGAAGTTTTGAAACTCTCTTGAATAATAAGCATTGATATTTTTTACCAACTTTTATGAATATTTTTAATCTTGCTATAATATCTTCTTCCTTTTTATAACTTATCTTTTTATGCCAATCATATCTAATACGCCTTTTTATTCTTTTATAAATAGCTTTATATTTATTAGCTTTATTCTTTAAAGTCATAATAATTCCTTATCAAATAAGTTCTGTATTTCTTCTTCAAACTCTTTATATATCTTTTAAACATTTTCTTATTTTATTGTTCATATCAGATATATTTTCAACTTTAGTTCCTTTTTTTATCCTTATATATTCATGATGCATATATAAATCTATATATTTTAATTGTTTTTAATCTTTATCAAAATGAATCTTAAAGTCTAATTCATTAAACGGAAGCATATTTTTTAATATACTTTTTACTTTTTCTCTTAAAATTATTATTTCTTTATTAAGCATTTTCAAACCTTATTTAATATATTTTTCTACTGCCTGCATATAAAAACCTAAACTATGATTACAGTCTAATTTTTCATTATTAATAGTTACAAATAATTCATTTTTATTTCCGTTTCGGCATACCCTTGGTATTATTTTGTTATAGCTTATATCAATATTTTTATATTGATGCTTTAACACTCCTAAAATGTCATTCATTCTTCTAAACTCATCATCTACATCATTATAATTAATAATAGCTTTAATCATTTTTTATATCTCTTTTACTAAATTAAATAATGATCTTAGAATATTATAATATTTATTATATTCATCTTCTGTTTCACATTCTATTGTTGTAGGAAATCCACTTTCTAAAGTAAATATTTTTATAGTCTTTTTATCTTTATCAAAATAAATATTTGATATACAGTTTATATTGATTAAATATTTATTTTGAAAAAAAATACCTTCCAACATAAATTACTCCTCATCAGCAAAAAGCATTTTATTGCCTTCACTATCCACTTTATCACCATCTGCATCAAAGTCCCATCTATTTATATTATCTTCATCTATACCTGAACTTAATGGATCTTCTTCATTCTCCTCATCTATTCTATAATTTGAATCATCTTCATCTTCTCCGAAAGATATTATCTCATTGTTTTCTTTTAATGTGTCTTCAAAAGATTTATTTTTTCTTTTATTAATTTCTTCTTGTATATCTTCTTTATAATTATCAAGCATTGTTACTTTTTTTAATTCTTCCAATTCTTCAAGAGTAAGTTCAGATATCCTTCTTCCTTGTGTTATTTTATTTTCAAGTTCACGGCTACGATTAAACTTTCTGCCTTGTAAAATATGTTTTGCCGTTTCTGAATATTTACATATAGAATCTAATTCACTTTCTAATAAAGATATTTCTTCTAATTCCTCATTAGAAAGCTGTGTCATATCTCTTCCATTTTTTATATTTTCTATTTTATTATTAAGTTCATGCTCTTTTATATTTTCTATTATTGTGTTTGATTTTTCTGCATTTTTAGTATTGTTATTATTGCTACTTTTCTTTTTTGATTTAGTCATACTTAAATCAAAAATACCTCTTCTATTTAATTCTTTTTTTATATAATCTTTATACCCTTGCTCTAACTCTTCACTATTATACAACTCAATTAATCTGTTATCACTGAATAAATTTAAATATACATTTTTACTAGGTCCATCCAGAGGATATCTTGAATAGTCTTTTTCAGGATATTCACAGTTATTATCAATATTTTCTTTTGTTTCTTTTTTACTAACTTTTGATATAAACCTCTGTATAGCATTCATTACAGTGTTGGCTTCTGCTATATCATCAGACATAAAAGTTATGCCAAAACGGCCTTTATTTTCTATAAAGTTTAGCTCTCTCATTAGTACTCCAACCTAATTCTTTTTTTATGTTAGAATTAGAAACTATTGTTTCATCTATATATTTTTTTAATATTTCTTTACTGTCTATATTAATTTCTTTTTTATTTATATCTAATATAACATTGCCTCTATCTATTGTTATCCTATGAAACCTATCATTTAAATAAAAACTAAATCCATTAAATGCCTCTATTATGATAGATGGCGAATAACTATCTGTAATAAAATCAATCAATTTCTGCTTTAATATCTTCATTTTATTTTCTGTTTCTTCAAAAGATATTTTATAATTATAAAAAGTTTCTCTAATAATCTGTTCCATTTTATCCTCTATAAAATATTATTATTTCTTTTATTTTCTAATTCCTCTTTTTTCATTATTGCTTTACCTATCATAAGTAAAAATACATTTGTAGGTATATTTTCTTTGTTACTTACAAAATATATAAACTCAGATAAAAAATACAAAATATCTTCACCGTTTATATTTTTTATATCAATTAATAACTTTTCTTCTGATGCATCTTTTTCCAAATGTATATATTCTCTATTATCTGTTTTCATAACTAACCTCATTAATAATCTTTCTTTTTATTTCCAAAAGCTCCATCTTCTTTTGCTGTTTTTCTGGAATGGCATCTTTTGCATAAAGCCTGCAAGTTTTTCTCATTATAAAACAATGGATCATCTTCGCTTTCTACTCTTTTTATATGGTCCACATGTTCAGCAAAGTTATGGCACTCAGCAAAGTTTTTACAAAGCGGATTTTTATTTAAAAAACTTTCTCTCAATGCACGCCATTTTTTACTTTTATATCTTTTATATGCTTTTTCATTACTTCGCATTATAAACACTCTTCACTTTTGAACATCTTATTTACAAGTTATCAACACTGTTGACAACTTATAAACATAGAATTATTCATTACTAGCTATCTCATCTTCTATATCAGTTAACACTGATTCAAAATCTTCATAACAGTATGGAGTCTGTCCATCTATACATATTTTAAATGCTCCATCTTCTAAATCTATATAGCAGTTGCATAAATCATTATTAATTTCTAATCTGTTTCTTTTAATCTCCATATCATCTTTTAATACAGGATATTGTTCAGCTATTTTATTTGATACAGCTTCTAAAATAGCTATTTTTGTACAAACATAATGTTCACGTAATTTTTCTAAAAATATCAT